AGAGAAAACCCTGGTAGTAAACTTAAAACTGCTGTTACTGGTAAAGTAAAGGCTGGAAGTAAATCAGCTAAGAGAAGAAAGTCTTTTTGTGCTAGATCGGCAGGTCAAATGAAAAAGTTTCCAAAGGCAGCTAAAAATCCTAACAGTAGATTGAGGCAAGCTAGAAGAAGGTGGAAGTGCTAATGACAGCTAAAGAAGTTTTAAAACTACTTGAGAAGCATGAAGACTCATGTGACAAAAGATATGCAGAAATACAGGACAAATTAAAAGCACTTGATACAAGAATTTGGGGTGTTTATGGCGTTATTATAATTGTAGCTGTATTAGAAAAGGTTTTTTAAATGGTTATGGGTAGGGCGCAGATGAGTCAACAAGTCTCAAAGCCACCATATAAAAAGAAGAAGAAAAAGAAAAAAACAGTAAAGGTGAAAAAAAATGCCAAAAGACGCTTGTTATCATAAAGTTAAGGCTCGCTACAGAGTTTTTCCTTCCGCGTATGCCTCAGGAGCCATTGCAAAATGCCGTAAGGTTGGTGCAGCAAACTACGGAACTGGAGGCAAAAAAAAGAAAGCCAAGAAAAAAGCAATGGGTGGTGTTGTGCGAATGGCTAATGGTGGTGATGTCAAATTCGAAGAAGTCGGAACTACACCCAAATTTGACAAAAAAAATATAGAAAAAGCCATTAGAAAAGTTGACATGATGTTAGAGTCAAGACCACCAAGAACAAAATTCACAGTGGATTCAAAGGGTAACGTCACTAAAATGTTTAGAAATGGAGGTAATGTTACTAAACAAAAAAGAAAAAGAAAGACAAAAAATCCAAATATTGCAAGAGGTTGTGGTGTTGTAATGAACAAAAGAAGAAAAGTAACAAAGTTTAGATAATGGCTGTTCGTAAAACAAAAGCAGGTCTTGCACTTAAAAGATGGTTCAAAGAAGATTGGAAAGATCAGAGAACTGGCAAGGCTTGTGGAAGACAAAAAGGAGAAAAAAGAGGCACTCCTTATTGCAGACCATCTAAAAGAATATCCAGCAAAACCCCTAAAACTGGATCAGAGATGTCAGCTTCTGAAAAAAGAAAACGAATAGCACAGAAGAAAAGATTAGGACAACCAGCAGGTAAGCCAAGAAGAGTACAGGCAGTAAGGCGTAAAAAGAAAAAATGAGTTTAGAGCAAAAGATTTGTAACGAAATTAAAGCTTGGTCTAAATATGCCTTGGAAGTTCCTAATGAAAATTATAATAACCTACCATCATGTCCGTATGCAAAAGCAGCATGGAAAAATAACAAAGTAGGTTTTGCCTTAAAGACTACGAACAATTATGACATTGTTTATTGTTTAATTAACAACTTTAATGATTCAAAAGACCTTATAATAGTTATTGACTTATGTTCTGAAAACAATGAAATGTTTCATAATAATCTAACAAACTTAAACGAATTAATACATCAAAACAAATTCAATCAACAAGATATTTGGTTAATGGGATTCCATCCTGACGATGATGTAAACGAGCTTATAGATGATGGCTCATTTGATGAAATTGTCAGTGAGGAATATTCTTTAATATTCGTACAAAGACTAAGTAAACTTCAAGAAAGTGCAAATAAATTGAAGAAACTTGGATATTATGATAATTATTATAGTATGTACAATGTTGAAGACATCTATGAGCAACGTGAAAACTATTACAGGAGACTAAAATGGCAATGAGTCCAAGAAAAATGATGGCATCTAAAACCAAAAAAATGAGAGGTGGAGGAATGGCTATGAAGCCTAAAAAAATGAGAGGCGGCGGTATGGCTATGAAACCTAAAAAGATGCGTGGTGGTGGCATGGCTAAGAAAATGAAAAAAGGTGGTAAAGCCTAATGGCATTATCAAGCTCAACTAACTTTGAACTAGATGTAGCAGAGTATATAGAAGAAGCTTTTGAGCGATGTGGCTTAGAAGCTAGGACTGGTTACGATCTGCAAACTGCAAGACGTTCAATGAACATTATGTTGGCAGAGTGGGCTAATCGTGGTCTTAATCAATGGACTATTGAACAAAAGACTCAAGCCCTAACAGCATCTGATTCAGAGTATAGTTTGGGTACTGATATAATTGATATATTATCTGCTGTTGTTAGGAGAAGTGGCACAGATTTTAGTATGAGTAGAATATCAAGAGACACTTATACTAATATACCTGTTAAAACCACGACTGGAAGACCAACTCAATATTTTTTAGATAGGCAAATTACACCTAACCTTAAAATATATCCTGCTCCAGAAAATAGCACTGATGTTATTATTTACGATGCTTTAACGCGAATACAAGATGCTGATGCACAAGTAAATACAATGGAAATACCTTTTAGGTTCTACCCTTGTCTTACAGCAGGACTTGCTTATTATATAGCTATGAAAAAAGCACCAGATAGAATACAATTATTAAAAACAGTTTATGAAGAAGAATTTGAAAGGGCAATGGGTGAAGATAGAGATAGATCATCTTTTACAGTAACCCCACAGTTATCATATTATAAGGTTGGATAATGGCTTTTGCACAAGGAAAATATGCTTACAGAATATCTGATCGTTCTGGTTTTCGTTATCGTATAAAAGATATGAGAAAAGAATGGAATGGTAGCATTGTTGGATATGATGAGTATGAGGAAAAGCATCCACAGTTAACACCACCTAGAATAAGAACAGATTTAGAAGCAATAAGAGATGCACGACCAGACAGAACTGAGACAGCAGTTCCAAATTTGTTACCATTAAACCCATTTTCAACAACTTCTGGTTCTGGTACTGTTACAGTAAATGAACCAAATCATGGCAGATCTAGTAGTGATACTGTAAGATTTCGTGATGCAACTAGTGCAGGTGGTATACCTGCAACTACAATAAATGGTGCATCTGGCTTTACAATTACAAATATTGATACGAACAATTATTCGTTTTCTGCTGGTGTTAATGCAACAATTACACAGAAAGGTGGTGGAGGATCTGCAAGTGCAGGACCTGTCACTATTACAAACTAATGAGCTTTACTTTTACAACATTAAAGACGGCAATACAAGATTATACGGATAACAGTGAAGCATCTTTTGTAACGCATTTACCAGACTTTATAAAAGCTGCTGAAGAAAAAATATTTAAAGGTGTTGATTTAGATATATTTAGGAAAAATGTTACAAGTGCATTCACATCGTCAGATGAATTTTTATCTGTACCCTCTGACTATTTAGCTTCTTTTTCATTACAAATAACATCAACTGGTTCAGAAAGTTTTCTTCTACAAAAAGATGTAAATTATTTACGAGAATATACACCAGCCTCAACTACAACTGGTTTACCTAAATATTATGCTAGGTTTGATACGGATAACTTTATTGTGGCTCCTACACCTAACAGCAATTACACTTTGGAACTTCATTATTATTACAGACCCACATCTATAACTGCATCAAGTGATGGCACTTCTTGGTTAGGCACTAATGCACCATTTGCACTGCTTTACGGATCTTTAATAGAAGCTTATTATTATATGAAAGGTGAGCCAGATGTAATTGCTCAATATGAAAAAAATTACATCTTTTATATACAAAGATTAAAAGATTTAGGAGAAGCAAGAGAAAACACAGATGGATACAGAGTTGGTCTACCATCAAGACCAAGAACATAGGAGAATATAATGGCAACCTCAAATGCAGCAACCAATTATCTAGAGAGAAGAATATTACATTTTTTGTTTAAAAATAACTCTCTTAGTTTCTCATCACCAGGTGATAGTATTTATGTAGGACTTGCAACGGCAGTAAGTGCGGCTGAAACTGGATCATTAACAGAAGCAACTTTTGGTTCTTATGCAAGACAACAAGTTCCAGCGGCTAAATGGGACACTATTGGAGCAGACTCAACAGATACTCAAACTGCAAAAAATAATGACAGTATTGAGTTTCCAGCTTCTACAGGCACAGACAACACAATAACTCATGTGTTTATTGCAGATGCTTCAAGCAGTGGTAACATATTATTTGTAGGAGCTTTAGATGTAAACAAGACAATAGCAACTGGAGATATATTTAGAATTAATGCAAACAACCTAACAATAGAGTTAAAATAATGGCATTAACAATATCAGATAGAATTAAGGAAACTACTACTACCACTGGTACAGGCACATATACTTTAGGTGGTGCAGTTCTTGGTTTTGAAACTTTTACTGTTAATCTTAGTAACTCTGATACTACATATTATTGTTGCACAGATAATACTGACTTTGAAGTTGGTTTAGGTACGTTTACATCTTCTGGTACTACGTTAGCTAGAACGACCATACTAGCTAGTTCTAATTCTAATAATGCTGTTAACTGGAGTTCTGGTACAAGAACTATATTTTGTACAATACCAGCAGTTAAATCTGTAATTCTTGATGCAAGTGGTAATGCAACATTAGGTGCTGATTTGACAGTTACAGGTGACTTAACAGTAGCTGGCGATGATATTACTATGGGAACTAATACGTCTGGTCATGTATTGGTTGCAGATGGAACAAATTACAATCCTGTTGCAATAAGCGGAGATGTAACTATTGCATCAAATGGTGCAGTTACAATTGCTGCTGGAGCAGTAGAAAACTCTATGTTGGCGGATGATGCCGTAGGTGCTGATGAACTGGCATCAAATGCGGTTGTAACAGCATCTATAGTAGATGATAATGTAACCCAAGCCAAAATTGCAGATGACGCAGTTGGAGCGGATCAGTTAGCATCAAGTGCAGTCGTTACTGCCTCTATTGTTGATGCAAATGTAACTTTAGCCAAGA